ACAGCCGCCTGCCCACAAGCATTGATTGCAGACGCGAACCAGCTTGCCATGGTGCTGTGCTATGGCCCGGCAGATGCGCTTACCTATCAAGAGCCAAATTGGCAGGACGCAGCGGGAAATTTGTATTCCTGTGCCTCCTTCGTGGCCCCCAAAAATCTGGTTGAAAGATTGCAGAGTGAGTTGCAGCGGCCACAATGGGATGTTGTTGGCGCAACTACCGACGAGGAAGGTGTTGGTAGCCCAGGTGGTGATGGCATTATTGACATGTACGCAGCACGTCGAGCGCAGGCGGCATTGTTGTACAGCTTGGAGCCAGTAGCAGCAATGCCCAACAAGCTGACCGCTTGCCTAGGTAACGATGCGCTGGCAGTGTTGGCAGCTATGGGGCTGGTGCGTATTGAACTGGAGGACCTGAACACAGGGACACAAAATGACTGATCGCACAGCCCAGCAAACCATCAAGTCGAACCCAGCAACCCTAGTGCTATCGCCGTGTGGCCATCAGCGTAAGGAGCCAGCATGGCGCGTCTGCTTTTGATCCGCAAGCGTAACAGCCCCTACCGCCCCTAATAGCCACAGCAGCGCCCCAACCTATGTCCGAAAAAATCAAGCTGGTTCAAGGCGACACCCGCCCCCAGATCAGGTGCGTCATCAAAGACGAGTCGTCCGCAGTGCCGCAAAACATCATTGGCGCTACCGTTTTGCTGCGTTTCAGGGCTACGGGCGAGTCGGCGGTCATCACCACATTGACTGGACTGTTGCTGCCTGGCTTGGAGGCGGAAGACGGCGCAGTTTCTTCTGAGGCAGGTTACGCAACGCCAGGCGCGGGAGGTCGCGTTGTGTTCATTCCTACGCTGGCCATGACACTTAACCCGCCCGGCGCGTACGAGGGCGAGCTGGAGGTGACATTTGTAGATGGTGGCATTCAAACGGTATTCGCGCCGTTGAAGTTTGTTCTGCGTCAGCAGTTCTGATAAGCAGCCATGACAAAAGTGACGGCAACCCAGCTCCAGGCGGCGCTCTCTGCAAGCCAAGGGCGGGACGTTGCATGGGTGTTGCCTGCGCTCATTACATCCGACGTAACGGCAACCCAGCTTCAGGCCGCGCTCTCTGTGGAGCAGAGCCGAGACTTTGCTCTGGTGCTGCTGGCGTTGGTTGCATCTACCGAGCTTTCGGCCAATACCAAAGCGGTCATCCTGGGTGCGTCTGCACTTGCAGGGTTCTTCGCCCATGTTTTTGACTTTTTGGAAAAATTGGACATAGGGTCCGCGCAGGAAATTTCTGTATCTAAGGCACCAAAAGAGCGGGTTTTATTGGCAAACCCGCACTCGGTTGAATTTTTCAAACCACAAAGAGAAAGTGCAATTTCGCAGGATTTTAGCCGCGCAAAAATTCTGAAGCCACTGGACGATTTAGCTCAAGCCGGGGCGTCTGCGGTCGCAGCAGTAGCCAAAGCAATAACCGATGTATTGGCTGACCAAGAGAGCGCGAAGCTGTCGTTTGTAAAAATTCTACGAGACGCACTGGCTGCGGACAATGGCGGCGTTGATGCCGCGCTACGGACATTCGACGATGCGGACATCGAATTTGTCAAGCTCCTCAGAGACCCCGCGATAGCCGCATCTTCTCAGGTACTTGAGATGCTGAAGGATCGCCAAGACCAAGCCCGCTTCGAGGAGGGTCTGGGGCTTGGCGTTGCCAAGCCTATTGTCGAATCAGCTTTGACTCAAGATGAGCTGGCTGTTCGCATGCTGTTCAACCGAGTTTTTGGCGAGGTCTTTAAGCAGCAAGATTTCAGTGCGAGCCACCTCATAAAGTCTGTACACGACGACGTGGGCTTGCTTGATGAACTCTACATAGGCAGAAGTCAGCAAACCGCCTCTGCTGATGGCGGCTCGATTGTAGAGACCCAGGCGACTGCGATTTCTAAGCCGCTGACTGACTTGGCGGGGCTTCTGGGGCTGGCGTCAATCGGGCTAGGCAAAAGCGCCCAAAGCCCCCTTGAGCTTTTGGAGTACCAGAAAGTATTGGTTGGAAAGTCTTTACAAGACCGTGCAGCACATTTTGACGTTTCCAAAGTGGAGGCGTCAAAGACTTTGGTGGAGAAGGCGAGCGCAAGCGAGGCGGGGCGTGCTTTTGTGCAGTCCTTTGCAGAGTCGAACTACTTTGAGTCCAGCTACGCTGGCGTCGAATATTCAATTTAACTGAAGGAAATTAAATGCTGCTTAAAGAACTGAATAGTGCCACTGGCGTTTTGCATATCGAGCTGATTAACCCTTCTGGCGAGGCTGTGGTTTTTGATGGGGGAAACCTGGTTGTTGACACCGGTTTGACATACATCATCAGTCGCATGAAAGAAAGCACTTCGGCCCCCATGTCGCACATTGCAGCGGGTACTGGCACTGTTGATCCTGTTGCCGTTAACTCTGCTCTTGGTGCTGAAATTGGTCGGGCGGTCATTACGTCCACTGTCGCGGCTGGAAAAACCATTGTGTACTCCGTCACGTTTGTGCCGGGTGTTGCCACTGGGGCCATTTCAGAGGCGGGAATTTTCAACGACGCGACGGCGGGCACCATGCTGTGCCGTACTGTGTTTCCAGTGATTAACAAACAAGTAGCCGACACCATGAGCATTACTTGGACGGTAACGCTTAACGACGCTACCCCATGATTGACATTGTGACCCGAGAAATTGGGGAAAACCCAAAAGGATCTGGCTTGAGTAACGCTGAAATTGACCAAAACTTTCTTAATTTGAAAGCAGAGATTGAAGTCAGTGTGCCTCAGCAGATCTTGGATGGTGCTTTTATGGCTGCAATCATCTACGGGTAACTTATGGCAGCAAGCTTGATCAACGTAGGCATTTCCAACATTGGCTTGACGCCAGTGATTGCGTACACCGTGCCCGCAGGCAAGACCTCTATGTTGCTGGGATGCACTGTCACCAACGTCACGGGCTCTATTGCACCTCTGACTGTATTGGTTCGCAAGGCTACTTTGGATGTGCGCTTGGCTAAAAACCGCCGTGTTACGGACTCACTGGAAATTGTTGTGGGCAAAGTAGTTTTGGCTTCAGGAGACTCTTTGATTATCAGTGCTCAAATTGACCAGTGTTTTGATGCTCTAATCTCTATTGCGGAAGGGGTCTGATATGTCTGGTTTTTACGAAGGCTCTGATTTAGTTGACAAAACCTTCTACGGGTTTCGGCTTAATGATAGAACAGGGCATTTGGACGTAGAGGTAATTAACGATGGCGAAACGCCGGTTGTGTTGCCGCAAGACGGCTTTATTGACCCAGACGATTACAAGCAGTGGGTCTGGAGCCAAGACACACTTGAGTTTAAATTTCTAGACAATGGCCATTTACTGATAAGGATGCTGTGATGCCTCAACTGATTGATCTTGGAAAACTGCGCTTTAACTTTGCCGGTCCTTGGAACGAGGCAACGGCCTACGAACGCAACGATGTGGTGAAGTACGGTGGCAATATCTATTGCTACGTGTACGCGCTTAAAGAAGCCACACGACTGCCTACGAACACAGTTTACTGGGCCTTGATGGTCAAGGGCATTGACTTTCAAGGCGTGTTTGCACAAGAGACCCCTTATCGCATTGGTGATGGTGTGTCACACGGCGGCAAGGTCTACGTGGCCATTGCGGACTCGACAGGGGCCATTCCACCAAACACGGCAGTGTGGTCACAGTTTGTGGATGGCATTCAGTACGAAGGCGACTACACAAGCCTCTCGGCTTATCAGAAAAACGATGTTGTTAAGTACGGCGGTAGCATCTACATTGCCAAGCAAGACACCACCGGAAACTTGCCAAGCAATGCAACTTTCTGGGATCGTTTTGTTGAAGGCATTTCTTCACAAGGTGTGTACAACGCGGCTACCGTTTACGTGCATGGTGATTTGGTAGCTTACGGCGCTAGTATTTACCGGGCACTGGGCAACACAACAGGCAACTTGCCAAGTAATGAGGCATTTTGGATCAGGTTTGTGGCGGGTGTCGCGTTGCAGGGTGTGTATAACGCGGCTACAAAGTATGTGTTTGGTGATCAGGTGTCTTACGGCGGTAACCTGTTTCAAGCTTTAGGTGACACAGTTGGCGAGTTGCCTACTGTAACGGCTAACTGGCAACCACTGCTGCAAAGCATTCGTCCTACAGGCAATTGGGAAACGGCGAAACCTTATTTTGTAAATGATGTGGTGAGCTACGGCGGCAACACTTTTATTTGTGTTCTGCTTCATGCGTCTGGCGTTTTTGCAACGGACCTTGGCTCTACAAAGTGGCAAAAGTTTAGCGGTGGCATCAACTGGCGCGATCAATGGACCGCATCTACTTTTTACCAAGTCAATGATGTCGTGCGAAGTGGAGGCTCGGCTTACCTTGCCATTCAAGATCACACATCATCCGGGACTTTCACTGCGGACGTAGCCCAGTGGCAACTGTTTGCAGTGGGGGGAGGTGATGTTCTGCCTCCTATCAATGCGCTGCTTGATCTGGGCAAATCCCTGACTGTAAGGGCAGACGGTAGTGGCTATGAGCTGGCTGCTGCAACGCTGTCTGCACACCGTCTGTACGTGGCCGTTACTGGGGTTGACGCTCCCGGTCGGGGCGAAAACCAAGCTGCCCCTCTTGCTTCTCTCAAGTACGCCTGCTCGCTGGCGACTTCGGGTACTACCATTTTTGTTGCTTCGGGCAACTACCTGGAGCAGCTGCCTATCACTGTGCCCGCAGGTGTGGCAATCGTAGGAGACACCCAGCGCACAACCATCATTGGTCCCAAAGAGGGCAACGACGACACTGGATTGATTCTGAACTCAGCTTCAAGCATGTTTCTTCTGGGCAATGGTGCTCTTTTGAACAGAATGACTTTTAAGGGCTTGACTGGGTGGGTTCCTGGCGCTGAAGCCAAAGACATTACGACTTCGGTTATTAAAGCGGTGTACGTTCGCTTTGATCCAGCAGTCCCAGTCACAACCAAATCACCTTATGTGATTGAATGTTCGTCAATTGGATCTGGCGGCATTGGTGCTTTGGTAGACGGCTCTGTTCATGATATTGGTTACAGAACCATCATCTTTCATGCATACACGGTGATCCAAGACAATGGCGTGGGTATCTGGTGTAAAGACGCAGGCAAATCTGAAATTGTTTCTTGCTTTACCTACTACTGCTACTTTGGCTATTCGTGCAGCGGTGGCGGCAATATTCGTGCTCTGAACGGCAACAACTCTTATGGTACTTGGGGCGTGATGGCACGCGGCTTTGATGCAGCCGAGCCTCCTATCACAGGCACGCTGGTAGGCCAACAGTTGAACTTTCTGTATGGCGGCGGCAGCATTTCTGTTGGTGACACAGTAAGCAATGACTCGGGTGGATCGGCTGTTATCACAAACGCTCAGTTTTCAGCGAACAAGCTGTATGTCAAAGACGCCACTGGCACGTTCACTCAAGGTGAAGAACTGACTTTTACCAGCGGCGGTCAAGGCACTGTTGCTCAAGGCGCACTGGAAGACCAGCAAGGCTTCCTGTTGATGGCTACTGGTTTCTCAGAAGTCCCTAAGCCAGGGGTTTCCTTGCAGCTTTCAGACGACACGTACTCCTATGTTATTCAGAGCGTGTCGGGCACCTATGTTGACGACCTGAGCGCGTTGGCCTTGGTTTTGGCGCAAGAAAAGCCAACAGGCTCTGCTGATGGGGCAGGTGTTATTTTGCGCTATCACTACAGTCAGATCCGCTTGACTGGACATGACTTTTTGAGCATTGGTACAGGTGGTTTTGCTACCACCAACTACCCAGGAAGGCCAATCCAACCAGCAGCGCAAGGCAACGAGACTGAGGAAGTGTTTCCTGGCCGCTGCTACTACGTGTCAACTGACCAAGACGGCAACTTCAGGGTAGGTGAGTATTTCAGGATTGATCAGGCCACAGGGCGGGCCACACTGAACGCATCGGCCTTTGATCTGTCTGGTCTTACCTCATTGAAACTTGGCTCTATTGGCGCTCAGTTGGGCGAGACCATCAACGAGTTTTCGTCTGACCCTACTTTGTCAGGTAACTCTAACTTGGCGATACCGACCGAAGCTGCGGTGAAGGGGTATGTAGACAATTCTATTCTTGCATCTAGAACAAGTGAAGTTATGTTTGATGCAGTAATTAGTGTAGGCCAAATAAAAACCTTGCAATCTGGACTATTGGTTTCAAGTTATGAGATATTAACCATACCCAATACAGCCGAGTACACTATATCTCAAGGTGCTGTGCATCAAGTTCTTTAACCTGTCAGTTTCTAAAAGGAATTAAAAATGTCTCGAATTATCGTTAATCAAATTCAGCGAAATGGTGGTGCAGTGCTTAATTTGCCCGCTGCTGACGGTGCAGCAGGCGCTGTGTTGACTACAAACGGCGCAGGTAATTTGTCTTTTAATAGTGTTTCAGTTCCATATGCAGTGCCGCTGGTTGCTCCTGAATCTGTAGGTAATTTTGGTTCTATCAGTACACATTCTGGTCGGTTAAATATTTACTCAACAGGAGAGTGGAGTTCGAGCGGACCTTGGGCTACGTTTGTCAACAATCAATGCCATACAGACAATACGGCAATTCAGTTCATGAACATGACGCTGGGTGACGGTTTTGGTGCAGATGGTACAACTGAGCAGAAGTTTATTGGAGACACTGAAGGCGACGATGCGCGGACCTTGTTGTTTTCCAGTGGCAACAGACTGGGCTATAGCCGAGACCAGTTTATGTACGACAACACAACTGGTGCTTACAGCAGTGTAGGTTGGCGAATCATGCCTATTCGTAACCCGACTGCATACCCTATTACAGTAACCTTGTCTGGTTGTACTTCTGATCAATGGAGTAGCGGTCAAGAAGGCTCGCAGCTGTTTGTATTCTTTACAGCAGCTAACACGCCGTACAGCGCTGTTACTGCTGTGCAAAGCGTCTCTCTTGCAACGACTACCAACTCGGCGGTTATAAACAATTTGACAGGGAGTTTTTCATTCCCTGCAAACTCTACGGCTTTGGTGTGTCTGTCAAGCACAGATAAATACATGACAACGTATCGCTTTAAAGATGTTAACTTTTTTTACGGTCTTAATGGGTTAAATGCAGCAGGATTGATTTGCGACATGCGAATGTTGTCTTCACTTCGTACTACCCGTTTTGGACTGCCGTACACGGGCAGTTTTACTACGGGATTTACCCCTCTTTGGACCAAAACCGCTGCTATTTACGGAGACCGTTAATCATGTACGTTAAATTTGATGCTCAAAACAGACAAGAGGCTACTTCTAACATCAAGCCTGACGGGGAAGAGGGACTGGCTTTTGAGAAATGCGATGATTCTTTGATGGATTTTCGATTGATCAAAGATGGGGGAACTATTCGTGCAATGACTGCTGCTGAGCGAGAAGAAGAAGTTCAGTATCTTGACTCTGTGGCTAAGGCCCAAGCAGCTGCTGCATAAGCAAAGATGAGCCTGCGCGAAGCCATTGCTGACAAGCACCACTTGGCGGAGGTTCACCCCTTTGCCCAAGTGCTGCTGTCTGGCAACATTACTAACAGCCAATATGGAAACTACTTGGCTAAGCTGTGGCGCATCTATGCAGCGATAGAAAGACGGGCCGATGAGTTTGGCTTGTTTGATACGTTGCCTGGACTGCACCGCGCACCGCTCATTCGACAAGACATGGAAGCCATGCTTGGTGCAAGCACAGCCTTTCCGTCCAAAACTGTTGCAGCCTACGTGAACTACATCTACACGCTAAACAAGCAAGAGTTGTTGGCTCACATTTATGTGCGACACATGGGCGATATGTATGGGGGCCAGTTAATCAAAAGCAAAGTGCCGGGTGACCATGCCATGTACGCTTTTGAAGAGCGCCCCAAGCTAATAGTTGGTTTGCGTGCGTTGCTCAATGATGACTTGGCAGACGAAGCCAATGTTGCCTTCGACTGGGTGTTGCGTATTTTTGATGACATGGCAGCAGTCAAGTGAGCCACGTCTTTGACATGCTAGAGCAGCACCAGCTTGACCTGTTGCGCGTGCTCAGTGCCTACGAATCTTACGATGAGGGTCACGCCTACCCCTGGGCCAACCATCTGTTTAGATCAACTGGCTTTCGTCGTGCCCACCTGGATGTGGTGGACGCAAGGGACACCAAAAAGCTCTACATGATGCACCTGTGCATTCTGCCGCCGGTGCATTGTGGCGCACCTATTTACGGCTTTGATCTGATTGCAGGCCCAAACAAGGTGACTGGTGCCTTTCACGACTTCAGCCCCATTGCAGGTAACACAGCGCTTGACCATTGGTTTGCTGAGCAAGTGTCCGGTTTGGCCTGGAGCAAACCAAGAGAACTTCCAGACTGGGCCAGGCAGATATTCAGCGGAAAGATGGTGGCAGCAGGGAACATTAGCGAAGCAAACGAATTGCAAAAGGTTTTGAGCCTGTCTCTGTACACGCTTAGGCATTACCTGGACTCTCTCGCTGTGCTTTGTGACAAGCCAGAAGAACGCAACTACACGGCTGAGCAAAATCGCTATTGCCACTTTCAAAAGCAAAACCCGCACACCCCCAAGGTAATGGCTTCACTGGGATTTGACGCGGACACGGTGCGTCATTTTATTGACGAATGCTTATTCCCCGAAATTTAATAAGTCATTAAATAAACTAACTAATACTTACCTATGACCACTGATGTCACAACCCGGGCCGTTGAAACGGCGCTCGCGTCGATCGGCTCGAAGGCTAACTACACGGGCGCGGGCGTCACCGCCACAGGATGGTTTCTGAGCAGCGAGGCGGCTGTTGCGGTTGGCATACTGCTGGGCTTTGGCGGCTGGATCGTCAGCTGGTATTACCACCGACTTGTGGCTAAAGCACAGATCAAAGATTTGATCGAGCGCGCAGCCCGCGAGCGCGAAGCCCACAAAAAATTCATGGGTGGCTGCGAATGAAGCCCCCACGCATGGTTATCGCCGCGTTGTCGTTGAGTGCGGCGGCGTTTGGCGGGCTAGTGCTCAAAGAAGGCTACACCGACCGGGCTGTAATCCCGATCCCAGGCGACCGGCCTACCGTGGGCTTTGGCAGCACGTTCGACGACCGTGGCCAGCCGGTGCGGATGGGCGACACGATCACCGCGCCCCAGGCCGTGCTGCGCTCGCTGGCCCACATCGCCAAAGACGAGAGCGCGCTCAAGCGGTGTGTGACCGCGCCAGTGAGCCAGGTGGAATACGACATCTTGGTCGATTTTGGCTATCAATTCGGCACCGCCACCGCTTGCCGCTCAAGCATGGTGCGCCACATCAACGCCGGTCGCTATGCCGACGCCTGCGCGGCTTACTTGCGCTACCGCTTCGCCACCGGCAAAGACTGCTCAGACCCAGCCAACCGCTGCCGAGGTGTGTGGCTGCGCACCCAGGAGCGCCATGCCAAGTGCATGGCCGCGCAATGACTTCTCACACCTGCCAGGCCGCCATGAAAACCATCCTGATCTGTGCCGTGATCCTGTTGTCCGGCTGCGCGACTATGGACGGCGTGAATGCCACCCGAGACGAGCGCCGGGCGTGCGCAGCGGAAACATGCTCAGTTTGGACGGACAGGG